CAAGTTGTGAAGCCTACAAAGTAAACTTGATAGACTTATTAAACTTGTCAAGATTTGTTAACTAGCTTTGCACTTAACAAGATTGATTAAACTTGTCAAGTTTTAAAGGGAAAATAAAAAGAAATAAAAAGCTTGTAAAGTTTTGTGAAGTGTGTTATAAGCTTCGCACTTAAAAAAAAGACTTGCCAAAGTTTCGCAGTTGTGCTATAAGGCTTTTTCAAGTTCTGTCAAGTGGGCGGGCAGGATGCACGTGGGGGGTGGGGTGGGTGTAATAGCAATCACATACATTTTTAGCCTAAATGGATGTTTACTAGTTTTATCGCCCCCTCACTTCACAAGACTTTACAGGGGCTTGCTAGGGCTAGGTAGGTATGTATTTAACCGGGGGGACTTAACAAGGTATATTGTACAGTCGTAGATCAATTTTGTCAAGTACTATTTCAACTTTCAAAGACTTGACAAGTTTGTATATGGTCCTATAATTATGATTATGAGTTATTTACCTCAAACTACAGAGAAGAAGAATAAAGTTCTTACGGAAAAACAACAATCTTTTCTGGACAATTTGATCCAGACAGGAGGTGATCCGAAGAAAGCAGCCGAGCTTGCAGGATACTCAGGCAATTATCATCAAGTTATAAAAGCATTAAAACAAGAAGTGATTGAATTAGCCTCGGACGTACTAGCTCGTTCTGCACCCCAAGCAGCCTTCAAACTCGTAGACATCATGAATAGTGATGCTCCTATACCACAGGTTAGCAACAAGCTAACTGCTGCTCAGACCATATTGGATCGTGTAGGAGTAACTAAGAGTGATAAACTTGATGTAACTCATACTGCTGCCGGAGGTATATTTATACTTCCTGAGAAAGCACCTATTGAAGTAGAAGCACAGGATATAACATATGAAGAAGAAAGCACCTTCGATGAAGCAGAAGATAGACTCCAACAACCTGATGTGGGAGAAACTGATGGAAGCGAGGAGGAAGAATAATGCCAAAAAAGAAAGCAGCACCTAAAAAGAAATCTACAGTCAATAAAGCCGGTAACTATACCAAGCCTACTATGCGTAAACGTCTGTTTGAAAAGATCAAAGCAGGAAGTAAAGGTGGTAAGCCCGGACAGTGGAGTGCTAGAAAGGCACAAATGCTTGCAAGAGAATATAAGGCTAAAGGTGGAGGTTATAAGTAATGGCACTTAAAAAGTCTCAGAAGTCTTTAAAGAAGTGGACTAAACAGAAGTGGAGAACCCCAAGCGGTAAGAAGTCTTCAGAGACTGGAGAAGTCTACGCACCTGCAGCTACAATAAAGAAACTTAAATCAACTGCAGCAGGTAGAAAGAAACTAGCAGCAGCTAATAAAAAGAAAAGAGCAGCTACAAAGAAAGGTAAGCAACATGCTAAACATGGACTGCATAAAGGAAAGAAACGATGAGAGAAGAATATAAAAAAGGTGGGAAAGCTAAAGACTCACGTTTAAAACGAGCCGGTGTTAGTGGTTATAACAAACCTAAGAGAACACCTAACCATCCAAAGAAGTCACATATAGTTGTAGCTAAAGAAGGTGATAAGATTAAAACCATAAGGTTTGGACAGAAAGGTGCAAAGACTGCAGGTAAACCTAAAGCAGGTGAGTCTGCTAAGATGAAAGCAAAGCGTAAGTCTTTTAAAGCACGTCATGCAAAGAATATAGCAAAAGGAAAAATGTCAGCAGCGTATTGGGCTGATAAGGTTAAATGGTAAGATGCCACAGATAGGAAGTAATGAAAAGCCAGTTCTTATGACTAATAAGAAGAATGGTGGTCGTATTGGTAAAGGTTCTAGACCTAGAAAGACTTCAGTATCACAACAGCAGTTTGATGATAACTGGGATCGTATATTCAAAAAATGAAAGAAGGATACATAAAAAGGAAGACTTCAACGATTCCTTTTGGTTATGAACCTAGTGAAATAGAAGGTTACTTTAAACCAATACCGGAACAAATAGAAGCTCTAGAGATTGCCGAAGACTTAGTAGCTAGTGAATCTATAACCTTGCGAGATGCTTGTGACTGGATAGAATTCAAAACTAAACGTAGTATTACAGCAGCAGGTTTAAAGAAACACATAGATAAGAAGTATGGAAAACGACAACAACGACTTGAAAGATTGGGAACAGAATCCCCATCTTTACTTGACAGATTCTGAGGGAAGCTTTATACTAAAGAAAGATGGTACTCCTCGTAAAAAGGGAGGTCGTCCTCAAGGTACAAAGTCAACATACAAATACTCAGATGAACAAAAAGCTAAAATGGCAGCACGAAGGGCTGTCTCCAAAAAACAAAAAGCAATCCAAAAGATTGAAAACAGACTTAAATCAAAGAGACATAATCTTAAACAAACGACTGAATTACTCAGCAAACTCGAAAGCGATAAGGAAACCGAGCAGGGGAAGGTAGTTACTCCGGAAGAACTTAACGTACTTCCAAAAGCTTTACAAGCTGAAATAGATTCAGGCAGTCATGTAGTATTCCATCCTAACGAAGGACCACAAACAGAGTTCTTAGCTGCGGATGAAAAAGATGTATTGTATGGTGGTGCTGCCGGTGGTGGTAAATCATACGCTATGTTAGTTGACCCATTAAGGTATGCACATCGCAAAGCACACAGAGCCTTAATACTTAGAAGGTCTATGCCAGAGTTACGAGAACTCATAGACAAATCCAGAGAATTATACCCACAAGCATTTCCCGGATGTAAGTTCAGGGAAGTTGAAAAGGTGTGGAACTTTCCAAGTGGAGCAAAGATAGAGTTCGGTTTCTTAGAAAGAGATGCCGATGTATACAGATATCAAGGACAAGCATATTCATGGATTGGCTTTGATGAGATAACACACTTACCAACTGAGTTTGGTTGGAACTATCTAGCCTCACGTCTTAGAACAACAGACCCTGAAATAAAAACTTATCTACGCTGTACTGCTAACCCCGGTGGTATTGGTGCATCGTGGGTAAAACGCAGATACGTAGATGCCTTTGCCCCTAACGAATCTTTTGTAGGTGGTGATGGTTTAACACGTAAGTTTATTCCTGCACGATTAACAGACAACCCATACTTATCAGAAGATGGAGTATATGAAACTATGCTCATGTCTTTACCTCCTGTACAACGTAAGCAACTATTAGAAGGTAACTGGGATATCAATGAAGGTGCTGCGTTTGTAGAATTTGATCCGGACTTACATATTGTAACTCCTTTTCAGATTCCTATGACGTGGGAACGAGTAAAAGGTATTGACTATGGATACGCTTCAGAAAGTGCATGTGTTTGGGGTGCAGTAGATAGAACGGATGGAACACTCATTATCTATCGTGAATTGTATCGAAAAGGCTTGACAGGTGAGGATTTAGGTGCTATAATAACAGAAATGGAGATGGAAGACCCTTTTTCTGTTTCTGGTGTATTAGATACTGCTGCATGGGCAAGAACTGGTACAACTGGACCAACAGTAGGAGAGTCGCTTGTCAGGCAAGGACACAAGCTTAGACGAGCAGATAAAAATAGAATACAAGGTAAAATTCAGATTCACGAATATTTAAAAGTACAACCGAACGGACGACCTAAATTACAAATATTTAATACTTGTCCGAACTTGATAAAAGAGTTACAGAGTATACCTTTGGATAAACGTAACCCTGAAGATGTAGACACACATGCTGCGGATCATGCTTATGATGCTCTGCGGTATTTGATTATGAGTAGACCAAGAATAAATAATCCAATGGATAATCTTCGTCAGTATCATAAAGAGTCAATTTACAGACCTGTTGATGAAACCTTTGGATATTAAATATGGCAGACGAAGATAACAAACCTTTACAACCGACAGGCATACTAGATGCAAATGCTATTTATGTAGAAGAGGTTGAGGGTGAACAAGGTTTAGAATTATCTTTAGAAGAAGATCAAAAGCTAAACTTAGCAGGTCTTATTAAGAATAGATTTCAAGCAGCAGAAGATGCAAGAAGCTCACACGAAGATAGATGGATTACCGGCTATCAGAATTTTAGAGGGATATACGGAAAACGTGTCAAGTTTAGAGAATCAGAAAAGTCTAGAGTATTTGTAAAAGTAACCAAGACTAAAGTACTTGCAGCATTCGGTCAATTGATTGACGTTATATTCGGAACAGGGAAGTTCCCGATTGGTGTAACAGAAACTAAAATGCCAGAAGGCGAAGTATCTATTGCTCATTTAGATACACAGAATCCAGTGCCGGGGATTGAAACAAGCCAAGGTGAATCAACTCCAGAAGAAGTTGAAAGCCCGTATGATGTAGGATATGAAGGTGATGGTAAGGTTTTAAAACCCGGTGCTACTTTTTCAGATGGTAAGTTTCAAGAAAGATTCTTGGAAGAACTTGCTAAAGAAGAAGGTAACTATGTTCCCGGACCTAGTGCTAATCCACAAGATTTAGAAATAAGTCCTGCACAAAAAGCTGCAAGACGAATGGAAAAATTAATCCATGATCAAATAGAAGAATCTAATGGTGCTTCTGAATTACGTAGTGCTTTGTTTGAAGCAGCTATGTTAGGTACAGGAATTATTAAAGGACCATTTAACTTTAATAAAACTTTACACAAGTGGGATGAGGATGAAGAAGGTAATAGAACGTACAATCCTTTAGAAGTTAGAGTACCTAGAATAGAATTTGTAAGTCTTTGGGATTTCTTTCCAGACCCTGCAGCTACTACAATTGAAGAATGTGAATACGTAATTCACAGACATAGATTAAACAGAAGTCAATTTAGAGCACTTAGTAAGATGCCTTACTTTGACAAAGATGCTATTCGTGAATGTTTAATGATGGGTGGTGACTATGAAAAGCGTAGGTACGAAGATCAAATTAGAGATGAAGATATAGATGAATATGCATTACCACAATACGAAGTATTAGAGTATTGGGGTGTAATGGATGCAGCTTACTTACGTGATGTAGGTGTTGAACTATCTGATGAGATAGATGATCTTGACGAACTTCAAGTAAATGTTTGGATTAGTAATGGTAAAATATTAAGAACAGTAGTTAATCCATTTACTCCATACAGAATACCTTATCATGCTTTCCCATACGAAAAGAACCCATACAGTTTCTTTGGTGTAGGTGTAGCAGAAAACATGCATGACTCACAACAGATTATGAATGGTCATGCGAGAATGGCGATTGATAATCTTGCTTTATCAGGTTCATTAGTATTTGATATTGACGAATCTGCTTTAGTAGGTGGACAAAGTTTTGAAGTGTATCCCGGAAAGATATTCCGCAGACAAGCAGGAATGCCCGGACAGGCAATACACGGAGTTAAGTTTCCAAACACATCAACTGAAAATATGATGATGTTTGACAAGTTTAGACAGCTTGCTGATGAACAGACAGGCATACCAAGTTACTCTCATGGTCAAACTGGAGTACAAAGTATGACCCGAACTGCATCAGGAATGTCTATGTTATTAGGTGCAGCAAGTCTTAATATCAAAACTGTTATTAAGAACTTAGATGACTTCTTACTTAAACCTTTAGGTGAAGCATACTTCCAATGGAATATGCAGTTCTTAGAAAATAAGCTTGGAGTCGTAGGAGATTTAGAAGTTAATGCAACTGGTACAAATAGTTTGATGCAGAAAGAAGTAAGGTCACAAAGACTAACTACATTCTTACAAACTGCACAGAATCCTGCTATTGCACCATTTGTTAAGATGTCTAAATTAATTAGTGAACTTGCCTACAGTCTTGATCTTGATCCTGATGAAATACTCAATGATCCAGAAGAGGCTGCTATCATGGCACAAATAATAGGAATGCAAAATAATGTTGGACAAGAATCAGGCTCGGAAGTTAGCCCCACTGGTCAAGAACAAGAAGGAATGGGCGGTGCTACTGGAGTACCTCAACCACCTCAAGAACTTGGAGTTACAGGTACTGGCGGTGGCAACATCGGAATTGGAAATGTTCCGCAGTCAGGGGAAGCTGAATTCTCTGGCACACCTAGAGCAGTTGGAGAGTAGGGTTGACGAAGCCTTAAAAAGACAGGAAGAAATATAATGGCAGACTTAAAAGGAAAACAAACAAAATTAGATGCTAATAAAGATGGAAAAATTAGTGGTGAAGATTTTGCGTTGTTAAGAGTTTCAAAAGCTAAAGGTGGAAAGATGAAAGATCAAATGGATGCTTTAGCAATATCTGTTGAGCCTGTTACTGTAAAAGAAACTCCAATGTTACCTGATGAAGAAATGGAAGAGAATTATGTAGACTATGTTGTTGAGGAAACATTGTCAAATGAAGATAGAAATTATTTAATAGATGCTCTCGAAAAAGATGATAGACTAAGTGAGATATTTGATCAAGTAGTCGAGAGTGCAACAGAATTTACTGGTTCAGGGACTGTAGAAGGTCCGGGAACTGGTAGGTCCGATTCGATACCTGCAAGGTTATCGGATGGGGAGTTTGTCTTTACTGCAAAAGCAACTGAAGAAATCGGAGCAGACAATTTAATGTCTATGATGAAAGATGCAGAAGCTGCTGTAGATAACAGACAACAAATGGCAAATGGCGGAGAAGTGGAAGAAGAAGAGGCTGTTTATAAAGCTCAACCTGAACCTCAAACGCAAGACATTAGAGTGACGAAAGAAACTGTAGGTAGTCAAGCGATGATGAAAGAGGAAGAAGATTTAGTAGGTGATGAACTTAAAAAGTCTATGCTTTCTACCAGACCCTACGTCAGAAGCTAAAACAATGGTAGGCTACTTACGTCAGTAACCCCTACCGAATTTATAACCTTTAGCTACCTTGTTAGATCAAGCCCCTAATTAAAAAGACGTTTTTAGAATAGGCTACCTTGAGGTAAGCACAAGCCCTAAAAGGAGAAAGAAAATGGCAGAAGTTGAAAATATACAGGATGAATCTGTAGAACCAACGCCTAACCCGTACAATCTTAAAAAGGATTGGCATACAGATGATGTAATGCCAAAACATGGAGAAACTGCGGAAGGATTGTTTTTTGAGAAACCACAAGCTCCTTCTAAATCAGAACCAGTACAAGCTGAGACTGTTGAAGAAGATAAAGCTTATAGTAGCCCAAATTACAAAAAAAGATATGATGACTTGAAAAAGCATTATGATTCAAGGCTCTCTGAGTTTAAACAAAGAGAACAAGAATTGATAGCTGAAGCTACAGCAAATAGACCGGAGTATCAAGCTCCAAAAACTGCTGAAGAGTTAGAACAATTTAAAGCTGAGTATCCTGATGTTTATGAAGTTGTTGAAACTGTAGCTCACTTGCAAAGTGAAGATAAAGTTGCTTCATTGCAACAACGTCTAGATGCTTTACAAGAACGTGAATCAGAAATACTAAAACGAGAAGCTGAAAAAGACTTGATTACAAAACATCCAGACTTTGAAGAACTTCGTAATAGTGATCAGTTTCATACATGGGCAGAGTCTCAACCCGAAGAGATAAAAGATTGGATTTATAATAATCCTAATAATGCATCTCTTGCAAGTAAAGCCATCGATCTATTTAAGTTGGAAAATGGAATAGCCCCTGTAAAACCAAGCCAAAACAAATCGGAAAGAAGTTCTGCTGCTGATATGGTGTCTACCAAGACAACTACAGTAGATGAGAAACAACCGAAGATTTGGACACAACAGGAAATTGCTGCCCTACCTATGGCTGAATACGATAGACTTGAAAAAGAAATCGATAAAGCTTTAGAGGAAGGCAGGATTATTTAATAACAAAGTTAATAATATTCAAGGAGAATAATTATGGCATATAATCAATCTGATGCTTTATTTGAGCAATCGACTGATACTAATGGTAACTTTGGTAATTCCGTAAGTGGTCAAACTAACTCCTTCTTCTTACCGAAAGTCTATTCTAAAAAGGTTTTAAACTTTTTCAGAAAAGCTTCGGTTGCAGAAGCAATCACTAACACTGATTACGCAGGAGAAATATCCGCTTTCGGAGATACTGTAAGAATCATTAAAGAACCTACGATTACTGTTTATCAGTATGAAAGAGGTGCTGATGTAACACAAACTAAGTTAACTGACCAAGAACTAACTATGGTCGTTGACGTAGCTAACGCTTTTAAATTCATCGTTGATGATATTGAAACTTCAATGTCTCACGTGAACTTCAAAGAAGTAGCCAGTTCGTCTGCTGCTTATGCATTGAGAGATGCTTTTGATGAAGGCGTTATCGCTGAAATGTTTGCAGGTGTATCTTCAAGTTCACCTGATCACATCATTGGTTCAGATAGCTCAACTGCTGATGCTACAATGACTCACGCCACAAACTCAGTAGACCTTCTAGGTTCTGACGGAACTGGTGTTGATCCTCTAGACCTTATGGCTAGAATGGCTAGACTTTTAGATGACCAAAGTATTCCTGAAGAAGGAAGATGGTTCTTAGCACCACCTTCGTTCTACGAGGAACTTTCTGCGGCTGATTCTAAACTTCTATCTGTTGACTTCAACGCAGGTCAAGGATCATTGAGAAATGGTTTAGTATCAAGTGGTAAGTTACGTGGATTTGATATGTACAAATCTAATAATGTTGCTAGTACGTCTAACGCTACTGGTAAAGTATTAGCAGGACACATATCGTCAACAGCTACTGCTCAAGCTATTACATCAACTGAAGTCATTCGTGACCCAAGTTCATTTGGTGATATAGTAAGAGGTCTTCACGTTTATGGTGCGGAAGTACTTAGACCTGAAGCTCTAGTATCTGCTTTCTACGTAGTAGACTAAGCAATTCGTAAGTGGGGAAGGAATCAGGTGTTCGCTTCCCCCTTACACCCTTTAACTTTGGAAATATATTATGCATTACGAAAAAAAGAAAAAGAAACCAAGAGCAAAAGCATATGGTGGTGGTAAAAGAACTATGTATAAAGATGGTGGAATGAAAAAAGCCAAACCTTGTTAATATGAAAGTCAAAGCCCCTAAAGGATACCATTGGATGAAAAATGGTAAAGAATATAAATTAATGAAGCACACTGGTAAGTTTGTAAAACATAGAGGTGCAAGCTTAACAGCAGATTTTGCAGTACAAAAGAAACATAAAAAATAATGGCAACAACATTCCTGACACTAACAAATGATGTTCTACGTGAACTTAACGAGATTGAACTAACTTCGTCAACTTTTGCTAGTGCAAAAGGAATACAAAGTTTTGTTAAAAATTCTGTTAATAAAGCTTTAAATGATATTGCAAATGAAGAACCTCAATTACCTTTCTTTGCAGTTGCAGCAAGTGGAGGTACAGACCCTTTCTATGGTAATGTTACTGTAGCAACTACAGCCGGAACTAGATGGTACTTATTAAAGTCTGGTAGTTCTAGTCTTACAACAGATTATGCTTCTATAGATTGGGATGATTTTTATTTAACTACTATTGGTGTAAGTGGTGAAACAACTCCTTATACTTCTAGAGGATTAACATTTATTACATTAGATGATTGGACCAGATACTTGAGAGATGCAGAAAATGATGATGATGCAGATACTCAACAATATGGTGAACCTAAATACGTTATTCGTAGTCCAGACCATCGTAAATTTGGATTAAGTCCTATACCTGATAAAGTTTATAATGTGCATTTCTATGCGTATAATGCACCTACACCTTTATCTGCGTTTAGTGATGAGATCGTATTACCGGATCAGTACTCTAATGTAATAACTGCGAAAGCTAGATATTACGTGTGGCAGTTTAAAGAAAGCCCACAACAAGCAGCCTTTGCTTTAGATGATTACAAAAAAGGCATGAGGCAGATGAAATCAAATTTAATTAATCCTGCTCCAAAATATGTAGGAGATGATAGGAGATACTTCTAGTGGCACAGTCGCAACCTTATACAGTTGCATGTGATGGAGGGCTAGTTAAGTCTGCTAACTCAATAGACTTATTAAGAACTCCCGGTGTAGCAAGAGAACTCAGAAACTTTGAAGTATCTACAGAAGGTGGATACAGACGTATCAATGGGTTTGCTAAGTATGGAGGAGGTAGTGCAGTACAACCTACAGGAGGTACAGCAACCATACTTGGTGTGTTTCCATATGCTGATGGAGTTATTGTAACAGTTGGTACAAATATTTATTTTAGTAACACAGGTACAAGTTGGTTACAGATAAATAGAAGCTCAGTATCAGGTAGTGGTGATAATCACACAGCCTTTACAGGACGTAGTGTACTTGCAAGAACTGGACAAGGACAATGCCAGTTTGTTTTATTTGAAGGACCAGACTATGATTATGGTGAAGTAATTATAGCTGATGGTGCAAATAAACTGTATAGCTTCCGTATGGAGGGTACTGGTGCTCTGACAACAAGAACATTCTTTGCTGAAGAAATAACAGTTACAGGTACAAAGCATGTTAAGTATATTACTATACATGACCATCACTTAATAGCTGCAGGAGTTGAAGACAATTTAAGTACAGTTTTTTACAGTGTCTATAATGACCCTAATAACTTTACAGGAACTGGTGCAGGTTCAGTAACTATATCTGACCAAGTAGAAGGTATCAAAGGTTTCCGTGAAGATTTAATAGTCTTTGCAGAAAACAGTATACATAAGCTTGTTAATATAAATGATAGTTCTAATATTCGTATTGACCCTATCACCGAAAACGTAGGTTGTTTAAGCGGATATAGTATTCAAGAGATTGGTGGTGACTTAATATTCTTAGCACCGGATGGATTAAGAACAGTAGCCGGTACAGCAAGAATTGGTGACGTTGAGCTAGGTACAGTCAGTAAAGAGATACAACCTCTCGTTACGGACTTGACAGAAAGCATAAATAGCTATATAATAACTAGTTTAGTATTAAGAGAAAAATCTCAATATAGATTATTTTATACTGATACTAGTAAAACTAAAAGTGAACAAAGAGGAATTATAGGAACTCTTAGACCCAATGGTTTTCAATGGTCAGAAACAAGAGGAATAGAAGTTACTGAAATAGGTTCAGGCTTTGACCAAAATGGTGTAGAAAACTATTATCATGGTGATACAGATGGTTATGTTTATGTCCATGATTCAGGTAATGATTTTGATGGTTCTAATATTCTAGCACGTTATGCAACTCCAGATTACGATTACGGAGACTTAGGAACATTAAAAACTTTACATTACTTAAAATTATCTGCAAGTGCAGAAGGTGTTGTTCAACCTGATGTACAAGTTAGATTTGACTATGGTAGTACAGATATACCACAACCCCCCGATTTATTTGACTTAGGTGTTATTGACCCACCATCAATATTCGGAGAAGCTTTATTCAATACAAACGTATTTGGTGGAGCACAGAATCCTTTAATTAGGGTAGCATTACAGGGTAGTGGACACAGTAATAATTTTACAATAATTAGTGAAGATACCAAAGCACCATACACCATTAATGGTCTTTACATAAATTACGTACCTTCAGGTAGGAGATAATAAATGGCACAAAATTATACACGACAGAGTTCGTTTGCAGATGGGGATACTATAACTGCTGCATTATTTAACAATGAATATAATCAGTTAGTTAATGCGTTTGCTTATAGTTCAAGTAGTGCAAGTTCTACTGGACACAGACACGATGGTACAGCAGGGCAAGGTGGTAATATACCGCAAATAGGTGACTTAGATTTTTTAAACAAGATTGTCGTAGACGATTCAAACAATAGGTGGGGATTTTACGTAGAAGTTTCTTCTGCAGCAGTAGAGCAAATAAGACTGCAAGACGGAGCTTTATTACCCGTAACAGATAGTGATGTAGACTTAGGAACATCTTCACTATACTTCAAAGATGCATACATAGATTCAATAACCACAACAGGTAATGTAGCTGTTGGTGGTAATCTTACAGTAACAGGCACAACAACTTTCAATGGTGGTACACTGACTCTTGGTGATTCTGCTGCAGACAATGTTGTATTTGGTGCTGACGTAGATTCAAACATAATACCTGACGATGACAATACCTATGACCTTGGTAGCTCATCACAAGAATGGAAAGATTTATACATCGATGGAACAGCCAACATCGATACACTATCTGCTGACACTGCTGCAATTGGAGACTTAACTTCAGGACGTGTAGTACTAGCAGGTACAAGTGGAGAACTAGAAGACAGTTCTAATTTAACTTTTGATGGTAGCACACTGGCTCTTACAGGTGCTGCAACAGTTAGCACAAACTTAACAGTAAGTGGTAATACTACACTTGGTAATGCTGCAAGTGATACAGTCACTGTAACAGCCGATGTAGCTTCTAATCTTATACCAAGTGCAGACAGTACTTACAGTTTAGGTGATTCATCTAACTACTGGTCGCATGGTTATATAGATGCGATTACAACTACAGGTAATGTTAGTGTTGGAGGAAACTTAACAGTTACTGGTACTACTACATTTAATGGTGGTACATTAACATTAGGTGATGCAGCAGACGATAACGTAGTCTTTGGTGCAGATGTCAACTCAAACATTATTCCTAATTCAGACAATACATACGACTTAGGAAGTTCTACCCAAGAATGGAAAGACTTATACGTTGATGGTGTAGCTTACCTAGATGAAATTAACTTCAATGGTACAGCAATCACTTCAACTGCTGCTGAACTAAACATCCTTGATGGTGTTACATCTACAGCAGCCGAATTAAACTTATTAGATGGTGTAACAGCTACAACAGCAGAACTTAATATACTTGACGGAGTTACATCGACAGCAGCAGAACTAAACATCTTGGATGGTGTTACGTCAACTGCTGCAGAGTTAAACATACTAGATGGTGTTACTAGCACAGCAGCAGAATTAAATATACTTGATGGAGTTACATCAACTGCTGCGGAACTAAATATCCTTGATGGAGTTACTAGTACCACTGCAGAATTAAATTTACTTGACGGAGTTACAGCAACTACAACAGAGCTTAACTATGTAGATGTAGCTACTGCAGGAACTGTTGAAGCTTCTAAAGCTATTGTTGTAGATAGCAACAAAGACTTTACAGGTGCAAGAAATATAACACTAACCGGTGAACTTGATGCAGCTACATTAGATATTAGTGGTGATGCAGATATTGATGGAACGCTAGAAGCTGATGCGATTACGATTGGTGGTGTTACACTAGCAGAAACCATTAGTGATACTGTTGGTGCTATGGTCACAAGTAATACTGAAACAGGCGTTACAGTTACTTATGACGATTCAGACAATACATTAGACTTTGTAATTGGTACACTTAATCAAGATACAACAGGCAATGCAGCTACAGCTACAGCTTTAGAAACTGCAAGAACTATTGGTGGAGTAAGCTTTGATGGTACAGCTAATATTACACCGACAACTTTTACAACAGCTACATTCTCAGGTGACGTTACTGTAGATACTTCTACACTTAAAGTAGACTCTACAAACAATAGAGTAGGTATTGGTAATGCTTCTCCAGATGTCTCGTTAGACGTTGGTAGCTTTACAGATGCTATACACGTTCCTGTTGGAACTACAGCACAAAGACCGGGAAGTCCTGCTGCAGGTTATTTCAGATACAATACAACAACCGGTAAGTTTGAAGGCTACACAGATGAATGGGGAAGTATCGGTGGTGGTTCAGGCACAAACATGGATACCAACATCTACACAGGTGATGGTTCTACAACAGCCTTTACATTAAGCACAGGTGCAGACGATGAGAATAATCTTATGGTCTTTATTGATGGTGTATTCCAAGCTCAGAATGTTTACTCAGTTTCAGGAACTACCCTAACCTTTGCAACTGCTCCGGCTAGTGGCAGAGTTATAACAGTCTATCACAGCACAACAACTGTTGGTGGTTCTAACAACTCAATAGCTACAATGACTGGTGATGGTAGTGATACAACATTAACACTATCGGTTGCACCAGTACACGAGAACAACGTACAAGTTTACTTTGATGGTGTTTATCAAAGCAAATCAAACTACAGTATATCTGGTACAACTCTTACATTCTCTACAGCACCTCCAAGCGGTGTAGCTGTAGAAGCTATTACAGCAACGACAACTTCAAG